CTTCCTAAAGCATCCATAGCTCCTTGTGGAGCCCATGGATTAAATACTGTATTACCCATAAGAAAATCTCTATAGGCTGTTCTTCCAAGTGCTAGGGAGTTTGCAGATAATTTATAGATTGGGGACATTAAACAATCTCCACACCGCTGATAAAGAAATTAACTGTAGTGGCAGATGCTAGACCTGTGATTGTTTGAGATGCTGTTAAAACTTGTTTTAGATCAATGATAGCAGAGTCATATGCTCCTACTGTAACTGTAGTAGCTATTGCATTCCCGCCCAAATTTAATGTGTAGGTAGCAGAAGTTCCTGCTGTATTGGCAACTATAATGTTTGTAACAACTGCAACGGCACCCGCTGAAGATGGGGCGGTATAAAGGGTTGTAGAACTAGTGCTTGCTGCACCGTTATACATTTGCTTAGAAGTTGTAGCCATTAATTACTACCTTTCACTGCTTTATTCAATATAAAACCATTATACCAGAGGAGCTATTTAATAGGCACCCATGATGTTCATGATTTGAACGTCGTTAGACCAACGGACTCCCGCCGCTTGCGTTGGGTCAGAAACCAAAGTCCATCCTTTTGTTCCTTGTTGTAGAGATGTGTATGTATTGGTTCCTGTACCTGCAACCAAAACTCCTTGTGCACTATATGCGGTAAGCGGAATAGCATTTGCAAGAGACCATGAACTATATGATATAACCGTAGCAATATCATTAGCGACTAGGGCTGTGTTCAAAACTACAGATGTTCCTGTACTTGCTGTATAGTCAACTCCACGCTCTAGCAAAACACCATTTACAAATACTTGCTCGTAATTTACTGTATATGCAAGGCTTGTTGAGAATCCGTCATTTCCTGATAACGTTGTTTCTCCACCTGTAGCTGTATAACGCCACATTTGCATTGATCCAGCACCTGAGGTTCCCTGAACTCCCGTCAAACCTTGAATTCCAGTAGTTCCTTGTGGTCCTTGAATTCCTTGAACTGAAATTCCTTGTAAACCTTGAACACCTTGTAAACCACTTAATCCTTGTGCACCCATTCCAAGCGAATAAGATACAACATCAAGAACATCTGTTGAACTTACTCCATAAGCAAGAACTACAGCAGTTCCACTTGTTGCAGTATAGTCTGATGATGCAAGACGAACACCATTTAAGAATACATCTATATATCCTGGTGTATAGTTTACTGAGAATGAAGTTTGTCCTGATGTTGGAGATGCAAATTCTGTTACAGTACGGGCGGGAGTTAATGTTAATGTTCCCTGCGGTCCTTGTATACCAGTAGTTCCTTGAATTCCCTGCAAACCATTATAATTGCTACCTGGCTCAAACCATTCAGTTCCATCCCAGATATAAAGCGATCCATCATTAGTATTTAACCAAGCTGAACCATTTGTAGGGTTTGAAGGAATTGTTGATGACACTGTATATGTTCCAGATGCTCCAATAATTCCTTGAAGTCCCTGCACGCCTTGTGCACCATTAGAGCCTATAAAGCCAGCAGTTCCTTGGAATCCTGTGCTTCCTTGGATACCTTGGGTTCCTTGAGATCCATTAGACCCTACAAATCCTGCAGTACCTTGCGAACCTATTGATCCTTGCACACCTTGAAGCTGTGCATATCCAAAACCTTGTATTCCTTGTGTTCCCTGATTTCCTTGTATACCCTGTACGCCTTGTACTCCTTGAACACCCTGTGTTCCTTGCACACCCTGTACACCTTGTGGACCCTGTACACCTTGTGGACCTTGTAAACCCTGTGTGCCTTGAATTGCATATGCAACCTGTGTTGCAGTAACAATTACGCCAGGAACGGACGGGACTGGGGAAGAAGCATTATAACTTGCAATAGATACAGAAGTATTATCTGTAGACCACATAAGCTGTAGATAATCTCCAGCATTTATTTTTTCTACAAAGTTCCATGCAGCAATTGTTGATCCTGTTGTTCCAGCGTGACTTGCTGGAATTGCTTGATCAGATGCAGTTTCTGCAACATCTGAACCATTTTTACGTAACCAAATATATGCATTATGTACTGAGTTATCAGTATTTTGGAATTGAAAAGAAAATTGAATATTGTATACGCCAGGGTTTGCAAATGTTATTTGATTGTTACTTGCTATTGATACACCAAGTGAATTTGAATCTGTATTACCAATATTTACGGCATATGCGGTATTTGTTGCTGCCGCTGTTTGATTTGTTACATCCCAGAATGAACCCCAGTATGCCGTTGTTCCACCCGCACCTTGTGCGCCAGTTGTTCCCTGAGCACCCAAGCCAGATGTTTGTGCAAACTGAATATTATCTGTGCCAATTCTAATGGTTCCGTCAGCATTAGAACCATTTCCAACTTCTATCCAGACTGTACCGCCATAAACTGTTCCATCAGTTACAAAAATATAGTCGCCTTCTTCAACTTGTCCAACCGTATGATTATCGTAATCTGTTGCACGAGTTATCTTCCATGTTGAAGATACAGATCCAATTGATGTAACTGTATAGACACCATTTTGAGTTTTATTTGCCTGACCTACAATTAATAGGCGATCTCCTACTGCAAGATTTGGAGTAGTATATCCATCTACAGATAAAGTTCCATTTGTTGATGCTTGAATATATGCACCCACACCAGTTCCGTTTTCTGCATCTGCAGATCCCGCAAAATATGTTGCACCGTTTCCTAGGGGTGACACCTGGATTGCTTCTACAGATTGGTGTGCATTTAATGAAGATACTGGTCCCTGAACACCTTGAAGACCTTGAATGCCTTGTGTTCCCTGCGTTCCTTGAGGTCCTTGTATTCCCTGAATACCCTGGATTCCTTGGGTACCTTGTGGTCCTTGAGATCCTTGTATTCCCTGTGTGCCTTGCACACCTTGTGTTCCTTGTGTACCCTGAATACCTTGCAAGCCTTGAATACCTTGTACACCTTGGGTTCCTTGTGGACCCTGGACACCTTGTGTACCTTGAACTCCAGCAACGCTAAATTGCCATGTTGTTACAGTTCCAGTTCCAGAAACTATGTCTGCGTTAATTGTAATACTTGAGTTTACAGTTAAAGAAGTAATATTACCTTCAATAAACTGTGAAGGACTTGATGTATTAATTACTCTTACACGATCACCATTTAAAAATGCACCAGAGTTTGTAACAGTAAATGTTTTTGAACCAGTGGTGAGTGTGTTTGAAGTTGTTGAAGTTGTTACATTGTAACCTGAACCTTGGACTCCTTGTGTTCCTTGAGTTCCTTGCACACCCTGTGTGCCTTGTACGCCTTGTGTTCCCTGTGGACCCTGAACGCCTTGAATACCCTGGGTGCCTTGAGGCCCTTGAGTGCCTTGCACACCTTGTGTGCCTTGCGGACCTTGTACACCCTGAGTACCTTGTGGACCCTGAACACCTTGTGGGCCTTGCACACCTTGTGTGCCTTGTGGTCCTTGTGGACCCTGCAATCCTTGTATACCAGTAAGGCTAAATTGCCACGTTGTAATCGTTCCTGAGCCTTGGACCGTATCAATGCTTACTACTATACTTGAATTTGTTGTTACAGAAGAAATTGTTCCTTCTATAAATTGAGATGTATTTGCCGTATTGATTATTCTTACACGATCACCTGCTGCATAAGCTCCGCTACCATTTGGATTGCCCGATCCTATGATAACTGAAAAAGTTTTTGAACCTGTTGAAAATGTATTTGATGAGCTAGAAAATACTAAATATCCTGGACCTTTATTAACAGAAAGATATGCGTCAAGCTCTGTTGCTAAACGATAAATATCTCTAGGCACGTCAGGCGTGTCTGTATAGGCAGGGTAGTTAAAATTACCGCCCTGAGTAGTCTGAAGATTACTAGTATAGGTGTATTGCAGGCTCATATGCTACAAGTATACCAAAATAGTTAAAAAAGGCTATTTTTTAGACGTAGTTTTTAAGGTTGTATTCAATGGTTGAGCGATAGTTATCCCATATGTTTTCTTCAAGCATATCCTTGAAGATTTTAAAAGAATCTTCTTTTCTTCCAAGCCACCAACCGCTTACGGCTTTTTCAAACATAAATCCATATGAACCTGGGTACTCAACATCTGCTGGTAATGGATCATGTCTTGTAGCAAATCTTAAACCTATTTCTGCCCATGTATAACACTCTTGCCATTTTTGTGTTCTCTCATAAAAACGTGACAGTAAAAAGTATGCTTCAGGTCTGCTAGGCATATATTCAATTGCTTGTAATAATGTGCTACTTACAGTGTGCTCCCGCCCAGTCTGACTTTCTAGACAGAAAGAAATTCTTATTAATGAAGTATAAACAATAATAGGTGAAGACTCATAGCCATATTCTGCAGCTCTCAAATAAAAAGAAATTGCTGCAGCATTTTGGCCCAGCTCGTCGTACTTCTTTGCAATATCAAAGTTAAGTTGAGGATTAAACATATCATGAGAAGCGTTTTCAACTAATTCTTCAATTGATTTCATTTGTCAAAGCCTCCTGTATCATTTCTTCAACAACATCTTCTGTTACCTTTAAAATAAAAGCAGCATTATCTTGAAAACCAAACGATATGAGCAAATCATTTTTAAGCTTTGCTGCACCTGCACAAAATTCAATTCTGGCATCTAGAAATGAAAACTTGTCTGGAGAAACACCTATCAGATTAAACTCGTTATCCCAGACACACAATCTATGACGATATATTCCATCTTTTTGTCCCAAGTAGTTCCAGAACAACTCTGTCTCATGTGTTATTGATATATAGGTGTTTTCGTTCCAACGAATCATCTGAGATCCGCCCCGTAAATCAAACTTTACAGGCAATCCTGGATTTACAACAACTTGCTCACATCTTGCGGGAAGATCTGGATAAGTCTTAACAACTTCAACTGGAGAAGTCCATTTAATAAAATAGTAAGGCTTGTCAAGGATTGGATACCAGTTCTTTTCACAATAAGAATTATCTTTGCCTGGAGCAGGTATTCTAATTCTTGACTTTTCTTTGGCTTCCCACTTTTTCTTATTGATTTTAATTTCAACTAGTTCCATGCGACCTTCACCCGAAGGCTTTACATCTCTTCTGACACCAACCATATAATATTTATTATCCCACTTAACAAGACGGGCATCTTCTAACCCAACAAACTCCCAAACGGGCGGGATATCATTTTTGCTTGTATCAATTAAACAATAATCTGTAACCTCAAGATCATTATTCATTCTAACAAGATAGTTTGTTGTGCCTAGCTTTGCATCTTTTTCTGGATGAAGATATGCAAGTGGTCCCCATCTTGAAGGAAACTTTTGAGTATTTTCTGAATGAAATAGCGTGTAGTTTGTATGACGAAGATTAACTAAGATATCTCCGTCATCATCTATCATTACAGAAGGATTCATCAAGCCCGTGCCAAATGTAATATCTTTAGGGATTACAATGGGTGCTAGTTTGCCCCCAGCACTTACGGCTCTTTGAACAAGATTCATTATGAATTGATATCTACTATTTCACATTCTCCAGAAACACATGCAAGTGCTTGAGTTCCTGTTGTTGAATCTTCCAGCTCGTACAATGACAAAGCTGTCCAGTCAATCTTCTTAGGCATCTTTGCTGAAAGCTCTTTAAATGCTGTTTCATCAATCTCTTGATACGGAGCCTGAACATATGTATGCTCTGAATATGGCAAGAATGAAATTCCAGATACCTCATCAAAGTGCTTGTATACCCATGCTCCAACTTCCATCCATTCATCTTCCTTTACAGAAACTGTAATAGATGGCTTATGCTCACACCAGTGACGTTGATATGTTAGCCAAATTTCAAGTTGTTGAATAGCGGTAAGCTTATCTCTAGTAATAGCATGTGATGGTGCTTTTACTGGAAATGAAAATACCGAAGTATCATTTGGCTTCATTACATCGTCTTCTGTAGGAATACCTGAATCCTGTAAGAACTGTGTAATTGGATCTTTCTTATCACCACGAACTGTGCGAATATAATATTGTGAATGCCATGGATGCATTCCTGAAGACACCCCGACCAATTGGGAAACTGTTCCTGAAGGCTTCACGCAAGTTACTGCTGCTGATGCAGGAATCCCAATTTTCTCTGCTTCAATTACGTTTGTTGAAACTGCATACTCACGAAGATCGTCAAGTACCTTTGCAAGTTTTTCTGTTCCTTCTTGTCCAGAGAAGAACTTGTGCCCAAATTGTCCAGTTAATGAAACTCCAAGTAGACGTTCTTCTTCTGTATTATCCTTCCAAATCTTTCGGATATACTTGAAATCAGTTAGGGTTGATTGCCACGTTCCAAGAATTGACGCAAGGCGAACCTTATTCTTAACATCTTCAACTGTATCCTTTTCACGTAATACGACTTCTGATAGATTACAAAACTGATAAGGTCTGAGAATGATTTCTGAGCATGGGTTTGTCCCATAATGAATCTCCGATGATCTGCGGCCGTATTTAGCCGCTTGTGCTTGCGCTGCTGCCACATTGTAAATTCCTCTTTCTCCAGACTTAGAATCATAAAGTGATTTCCACTCTGCAATAAACTGTTGCATCTCTGGTTTGCGGGAATATGCAACAGAGTTGTTTGACAAAGCACGTTGAGAGTTCTTCTCCCACCAGTTACCAGCCTTTGCTTGTGCCATTTCAATATCATTAATGTTAGAAAGTGAAATCATAGCAGAACGGCGAACTCCACCAACTACAACTACTTCACCAATCTTACACATAATGTCATGAGCTTCAATTGGCTTTAGCTGACGACCAAGTGCTCCCTTAAATACTTGAATAGTAAAATCAAATAGATTTACAAGTGGTTGAGGTCCTGATGAACGCCCACCCATTGTCTTTAGGCGAGCACCTGAAGGACGAACCTTGCTGATATCAATTTGTGGAATCTGACCAGCCCAAAGAAGTCCCAGCAACTCACGATAAGCTTTTGCCCAACCCTCTTTTGAATCTCCAACAATGACTGTAGTTGATGATTTCTCAAGTGTTTCTGGAAGTGCGGGGATCTTATTAATGTACTTATACTCAACAGAGAATCCAACACCTGTTCCACACATAAGGATATACATTGCTTCATCAAATGAACGAGCATTGTCTACAGGAAGAAATGCACAATTGTATCCAGAAACATTTTCTCTTTCAAGTGCAGGTCCTGCAGTCATGACAGAACGCATTGATGGCATAACATTACGATTAAATACTGCATCACGAAGTTCTGCAAGAATCTTATCGTCTGGAACATACCCATGCTTCTCACGCAATTGAATTACCATAAACTTAAAGTAACGGTCTACAGTTTCACCCCATGTCTCACGACGATTTTCATCTTCTAGCCATCTCGCATAACGAGACAGTGCGATAAAATTTTCATATGGGTTTTCAATTGTATTAGACATGTTACTCCTAGGTTGGATTTGAATTAGAGATTAAGTGTATCACACTCAGTCTTTTAAAATCAAGATTTTAAAGATTTTCGTTTATTTCTCTTAGTCTTTGAACAGCTGGCTTTGTTACCTTTTCCCAGTTGTAGTCTTTATGGATTAGGAAAGCATTTTTGTAAGCTAGGTCACTATATTTATCATAGTTCTCTGCAACATCTTTCATGTAGTTAATTAAATGCTCATAGTTAGGTCTGTACATTTCGCCAGGATGAATTGTAGGCCATGGAGAACCAACTTTTTCTGAACCTAAAGGCATTGTGATATATCTTGCATATGTAGCCCAGGCTTCTGTGCAAATAGTAGGTATTCCTTTAGCCATTGCTTGGAGAGGATTTAATCCAAACCCCTCGCCCCATGACGGATAAACAAAAACGTCGCACAAGTCATACAAGCCATTCATTTGCTCGTTTGACAAAAGTGCTTCAATGGTTTTAATATTTGGATAAAATGCTCCAGGAGAACCACGGACTTCTCCAGTATCTGGATCAAAAATTCTAGTAGTGTTTATGCGACTTGCTTTTAACACAAGCTCAAAGTTTGGATCTTTACCAAAGATTTCAGTAAATGCTCTAACAACCATCTGAGCATCTTTTCTAAAGTAGGGTTCTCCGACATGCAAAAATCTAAAAGGGCGGGATTCGTTACGAGTTCTCTTTAAAGGAATCCATTCATCCTCTACACCATGCTCATAAACAAATACAGGCTTATCAGTATATTTTCTAAATACATCTGCACACCATGGAGAAGTTGTCCACATCTCATCAATGCCAGTTTTTAAAGGTTGCTCCCAGGATTCTGGAATCCAAGTAGATTCCCAAGGTGTATATCCAATTTTATATTGATGCTTGCCAAACTTGTACATATTTGGCTGAATGAATGAAACGGAAATTTTAGACTGTGGGTCTCCAATTACACATTCAATTCCTTGCTTATTTAATTCTTGAAAGATATGATATGATGCTTCGCCATATCCAACGTTGCGATCCATATACTCTGGAGCACCCGTCCAAGATACCTTCATTTACGCTCCTGACTTGTTTTTCTTAGTATATCATGATACGATTGAAGACACTACTCTTTCCCTAGGAGGTACATATGAATAATATGAACAAAGCAAGGATAAGAACAGTGTGGACTATGGTTGGTGTGACTATTCTCACACTAATTTCTGGGATTAATTCCAGTGTTCACGCTTTAACAGCACAAACTATCGTGTATAATAAAAATATATTATATATTAATAAATATA